AAAAAACAAAAAATAACCGGATTTCTGCCTGATCGGCTTGCGATTCCCACCCCATTAAATATGCTGGGGTGGTCTGCAAAATTTTGGCAAGTTCAGCAAGGCTGTCGACAGGAACTTTTTCGATGTCACCCTTTTCGTATCTGTAAATGGTAGCAGGAGAAACACCAAGCTGATCTGCAACCTTTTCAGCGGAGAACCCTATTTCCTTTCGACGGAGTTTTAGCCTTTCGCCTGTGGTCATAATATCACCCCTTTATTAAGAGAATAGCCTAAACTTTGCGAAAATGCAATACAAAAATGGAAATTTGAAAAAAATCTTTGCAAGAATGCAAGAGACGTATTGACTTTTAGGCGGATGAGTGGTATCCTGATTCTAGAATCTCGCAAAAATGCGAGATTCCAAGGAGGTGAAACAGAATGTCAACTGATATGAACTTATTGCGTGGAAAGCTGAAGGAACGCTGTATGACGCAACAGGAACTCGCAAAGAAAATCGGCGTTGATTCCAGCACTATTTCTCGAAAACTTGCGTCAGATGGTTTGAAGTTTACAGTTGGAGAGGTACATGAAATTGCCGAAGTGCTGGAATTGTCGGCAAGTGAATGCAAGGATATTTTTTTGTTTTGAAACTCGCGTATTTGCGAGTTTCTGGGGCCGGCAGCTTGACCCCACCGACCCGAAAAAGAGCGCATGAAAAAGCCCCGGCGGGGAGCCGGGGCAGAAGGAGAAATTATGAAGTACGAAGAAATAATGGCGTGCATTCAGGATATCAACGGCCCGTGGAGCAATGCCGCCTGCATGGGCTACTGCCGGATGGCAATGCAGAACGCCGGAGTAGACGAGGGCACCCAGCGGAAGGTTCTGCGGGAACTGAAATCCTGTTTTGATCTGGTGAGCGTGGAAGAAGCGGCACAGGCTGGCTGAGAAAGGAATATCTCTTTTGCCAGCACCGCCCAAACCCAACCGACCCGAAGAAGAGCGCATGAAAAAGCCCCGGCGGGGAGCCGGGGGAGGAAAGGAAGTGAAGAGGTGGCAGACAACAAAAAGCCCTGCGCTCCGGTGGAAGAGGAGAGCAGGGACTACGACCGGATCGGACTGCACATGTATGGCGACAACAATCCGACGCGAGAAGCAGCTGTGGTTCTGTGGGAGTTCTTGCCGGCATGGATAGCGGCCCGAAAGATCGCAATGACTGACCCGGAATACAACAAGGCAATTTCACGGGTTATTGCCCAGCAGGCTGAGATCGTTCTGAAAGCAGCGCAAGAGATGGCCGAATCGGCTGATGACCCGAACGGGCCGTTGATGCAGACTTTTAGTCCGGACTGAGAAAGGAGAAACCTATGGACCGTTATATGATCGTGATCCCGGCGAAGAACCGGGCATTCAACATGAAGTGTGATGATGGTGACAGCATGAAGCTGGAGACCCTGCAGAAGCTGGTGGGCGGGCCGATCGAGCCGGTGCCCGCCCTGCTGAGCGCCGAGTGGGCGCGGGAGAAGGACGTGGACGGCATTCTGCTGCTGGTGAACGAGGAAGGGCTGATGAAGGAGCGCCCCCTGACGAACCAGCGCGCCAGTGAGATGACGGCGGCAGAGCTGGTGGGCCCGGCAGTTGTGGCCGCAAGGCGCGGCGAGGAGCTGATCGGCTTTGCAAAGCCTGTGGTGGAGACCATCTGCGCCGAGTGGCTGTGAGGCGAGAAAAGAAGATGAAGAGACGGAGAGCAGAGCTGACAGGCTGCGGAATACCTGCGCTGGACGTGCGGACGATACCGCAGTACGAGCGGCAGAACGTAGCGCAGATCGTTTTTGACGCGGTGCAACGGGAGTTCCAGCGGCCGGAAGTCCGGGAGGATTATGAACGCTGGAAGGAAGAAAGAAGAAAAAGGCCCGCCGGTGCTGGAACACCGACGAGCCTTGCAAGGTGATGGTTTTTGACTGCCCATCACCAGAAGTTTAACATAGAGTTGGAGGATTTGCAAATGAAAAAGAAGATCACGGGCAGCGTGCTGAGCGCCGGTGCCATTGTGCTGGGACTGGCTGCCGCAGGGTGCGGCGAGGCCATTGAGAATGCGGCCAACGGCTGGGCAATGCTGGGTTACACGCTGCTGGCCATTGTGCTGGGGTGTGCAGCCCTGGCGCTGGCCGGGCTGGGCCTGGTGGCGGAGCAGCGGAAGGAGCCGCAGAAGATCCACAAGGTGCCGGAGAACACGGTGAAGAAGGCCGCCTGCGGCAGAAAGGCGGGGTAAGAGAAACTTGGGAAAAGTACTGGTTGCCTGTGAAGAGAGCCAGACAGTATGTAAGGCTTTCAGAGCACTGGGACATGAAGCATACTCGTGCGATATCCAGGAGCCTTCTGGTGGGCATCCTGAATGGCATATCCAGGGAGATGCGCTTGAACCTCTAAAAGGAGGGACAATCGTTACAATGGATGACAAAGGCCATTATATCGATGCGTGGGATTTGCTAGTTGCTCACCCGCCCTGCACATTTCTTTCCAGAGCCGGCTCAAATCGACTGATAATTGAACACGAAATTCAGAAACCACGATATGAAAAAGGAATTAAGGCAAGAAATTTCTTCCTGGAATTTTGGAATGCAGATGTGGAGCGTATTGTTGTTGAAAATCCGGTACCCATGAAAATCTGGGGACTTCCTCAATATAGTCAGATTATACAGCCGTATATGTTTGGAGACCCATATATAAAAACAACGTGTTTATGGTTGAAGAATCTGCCGCCGTTATTTGCTACGGATATAGTAGTTCCGGAATCAAAGTGGGTAAGTTCAAGTGATCATCGAGTCAAGAAAACGGCTGATGAATGGGCAAAAAGTGGATATCGGTCGGCTAAACAGAGAAGCAAGACGTTTCCGGGAATTGCCAGAGCGGTGGCCACACAGTATGGCGGTTACATTTAAGGAGAAAAAAAGAATGACGCTGGAAGAGTACAAGAATATTCTGATTACCGGGACACCGAGCGACCGGGCGCGGGCCATTGCCGAGGCCGGGAACGACAGGAGCCTGACCGACGAGGAGTTCCACGAGCTGACGGCCATGATCAAGGGCGTTGTGCGGCCAGCCCGGCGGAAGATGACCCCGGACGAGGCAAAGCTCTGGGCCGAGGTGAGCCGGATCAACACCCGGTTGAAGGACGAGATGGTGAACGCGGGCTTTGCGGTGAGGGCCCTGCCCGGCGACCTGCAGGAGGATGCAATCAACGTTCTTTCCCGCACGGTGAGCGGGATGCTGGGCGACCTGACCGCCATGATGGCAGAGACCGGGGAGCCGTGAGATGGACGGCACCCAGTGTGTACATGTGTTTGAGATCACCCGGAGCCGGTGCCTGAGCTGTGGGGGCCGGAACCGGGCGTGCGGGGAATATGAAGAACGGAGAAGTTACCATGAAAACAAAGATGAGCCTTTCGGCGGAGATGGACCTGACCCAGGACAGCGTGGTGCAGCTGACCTGCTGGTGCGGGCAGATCGCCTTACATGAGCTGTGGGGGCTGGGCCGCACCCGACTTGACCGGATCACCAGACGGAAGGAGCTGCTGGGCAGCCAGAGCCTGGCTGTGGTGATGCAGCCGGACAAGAACGGGATGCCCCAGACGGAGAAGGCCCGGCGGCTGCGGGCGGAGGCGATTCCCAAGGGCGTGCCGACGGAATTCCGGGTGCCTGCGTTGCGGACACCCCGCACCCGGCGGGAGCAGCAGCTGAAAATGGTGGGCGACCGGGCAGCGACCATGGCCTGGCAGCTGATGGCGCTGGCCTGTGTGCAGGAACTTGGGTTTGGAGCCGACCGGCTGAACCGGCTGTATGCAGAGATGCGCCACAACTACGAGCAGCTGAATGAGTGGGGCAAGACGGACGGGCTGGATGTGGATATGGAGAAGCTGCGGCGCTGCGCCTGCGATGCCTTGCAGACTGAGGACATCGTGGTGGAGAACGTAGACGATGAAAAGACAGTGCAGACCCTGAGCCGAAGCTACAAGGAGCAGGAAGCGGAGTTTCTGAAGCGGGCCGTGATGATGGCAGCGGGCCGCAAGGCCTGCCGCCAGAGCCTGAATGTGCTGAACGAAGAGAGTGTTCGGCAGAAATGTGCGGATGCCATGGCAGCGGCTACCGGAAGCAACCTCTCACCGCTGCGGTCTGGCTATGCCAGTGCCTTGCAGAGCTCCCCTGATAGGGGAGCCAAGGATCAAGGAGGACGATAAGATGCAGAGTGGATGCAGATGGGTATACACCCTGATGGACTGGGACACCGGCGAGGTGGTGGCCAAGGGCACCAGCGTGGAGCTGGTGGAGCAGGGATATTTTCCCGATGTGAACAAGCTGAGCAGTGTTTGGAATAATCTGGAAAAGTGCAAGAACCCCAGCCCGAAGAACTACAGGTGGAAGATGGAGCGGAAGAGCACCAAGGACGACCGGGTGGAGAGAGCCCGGGCAGAGGGCCTGAGCGCGGACGAGCGGGCCGAGACCCGGATGGTGCGGGTGTACAGCTGCTACGGTGCGGACGGCACCTTGCTGGGCAAGGGCACGGCGGCAGAGCTGAAGGACAAGGGATTGTTTGGCAGCGAGGGCACAGTGCACGAGTGCTACCGCAAGCGGGGCGGCGTGTACAAGCCCGGCGGCGTTACGCGGATGGAGATGGAGCTGTGCCAGAAACGGATCCGGCACCCCATGAAGCTGCCGGATCAGCCGGTGAAGGTGAAGCGCAAGCCCATTGGCGGCGTGATCGACCCCAGCGCCCTGGCCTACGACGTGCATGACCTGATGATCTACAACGCTCAGGCCCGGAAAATTGGAAAGCCGGAGCTGACCTACGGCTACTGGGCGGAAAAAGGAAAGCCCGCCACACCTTAAACACATGAACCTATTATGAAGAGCAACGGATACGATGGACCTGACACGTCCACCGTATCCGTTACGTTTCATAATACCTTTATAAAGAAAGAGGGGGAAGGGCCCTCTTTGGGGAGCTAGTATACCCGTTATTTCTGTGACGGTGGGGTCACGGGAAAGAGAATATCAGCAGAAAGTGAAAGCCAGCAGGAGGGCACCGGGATGCGCTGTAACTACATCCGAGAGAAAAAATACCAGTGCGGGGATGACTACATGGCAGTCGGAGTGTTCTCCATCATCCCCCAGGAACACCGGGGCCGGGGCAAGAAGCGGAAGGAATCCAGCGAGGGGCAGAAGGCGAAGAACAAAATGGATTCCCTGCGCAAGCGCCAGAGAAAGGCGCTGACCAATTTCAGTCCGGCGGGAATGTTCCTGACCGGTACATACGAGGATCCATTTCTGCCGGAGGACATTCTGGCCTGCCGGAGAGACGTGGAGAACTACAAGCGGCGGGTGATGGCGGCCACCTGCAAGCGGTTCGGGGCAAGGCGGGAGGACATCCGCCTGATGCTGGTGGCGGTGCGCAAGGGAGAAGCAGGACGGCTGCACATGCACGGTTTTGCGGAATGCCCGGGCCTGACCGCGGCACAGCGCCGGGAGTGGCGGGAGATGCTGGAGGATCTGTGGCGGCGGCGTATCCCCGGCTCCAACGAGTTTGAGCCGCTGGGAACCATGAACGTGGATCGGATCGACATGAAAAAGCTGCTGGGCAAGAGCGGGCAGGGCGAATACGGCACGGTGGGCTACCTCTACGGCCACAAGGAGCGGCTGTGGGTGGAAACAGCCAACCTGCGCCCGGCCATTGAGCAGGCCCCCAACGATGGCAGATGGAGCCGGAAACAGCTGCGGGCCGCCTGCGGGGAAAAGCAGAACGATGCCAAGTGGTGGGAGCAGCGGTTTCCCGGCTGGAAGATGGAAAAGTGCATCGTGCTGGAGCCCGGCGGGCTGCATGAGAGCCCGAAGCGGGAAGGAACCGGCTGGGAACGGCTGGAACCGCAATGCTATGTGATCCTGCGTCGGCGGGAGGCTGCGATTCTTCGCACCTGACAGATAAAACACCGGTATTTTGCGCGTTATACCCATGCGAAAAGAAGGTGGGGCGGTGACAAAAGAGCAGAAGAAAGCGACCCGGCAGGCTCTGCGCCGATATGGCGAAGGGTCTGTTTGTGCTGCTTGGGCGCAGGTGATCGGGGCGGTGCTGGCCTGGTACGACCGCAATGACCCTGTATGCGCCCAGCTGCTGCGGCTGCGCTACCTGCAAGGTCTGCCCGAGGAAAAGGTGATCGCCCGGCTGTATGTGGGGCGGACGACCTACTACACCAAAGAGCTGGAAGCCCTGAGCACCGTGGCAGTGTGTGCAGCGGATGCAGGGCTGCTGCCCGGCGGGCAAATGTCCGGGGTATTTTGAGCGGGCGAGACGTGGTAGGCTATTTGCAAAGGCAGGTGAGAGAGTTGGCGAAGAAGCGGGCGTACTGCAAGAACACAGTGACCGGGCGGCAGCGGGGAAAGAAATACCCGGCGGCGTTCCGGGCAGAGGTGGTAATGGCCATGCTGGGCTCCAACTCCATCTGCGCTGTGGCGAAGAAGTACGGCGTGCCGGAATCGACCATTCGCAGCTGGATGAGCGAGGAAGCAGGCCGCAGTGATGCCTTTGCAAAGGCCCGGCAGGAAGCCGCGCGAGAGATCGCCATCCGGGCAAGCCTGGGCGTGCGGGCACAGGTGACCTTTTTGCAGGGCCGGGCCGCTGAGAGCCAGCGGGCGGCGCAGATCACGGAGAGGCTGCACCGGCGTTTGGACGAGGACACCCGGGCCCGGGACTTTGCCGTGGGCACCCTGCTGAAGGATGACCCGGAGGAGCTGGCGGATGCCACCGAGACCGGCCTTGTGGTGTATGCCAGCCCGGGCAGCTACGACAGGCAGCTGGATGACACGGAACGCAGGCGGCTGAACGCCGAACTGGAACGGTACGAGGGCCGGGTGATGAGCGACAAGAACGCGGCCGGTGTGGCCAAGGTGCTGATGGAAGTGGCCGAAAAGGCTGCTGCCATGGCCCCGGCGGAGAACACCGACAGCGAGAGCGGTCCGCCGATGGTGGAGATCGCGGCAGCCAGTGAGCCGGACGGCCAGCAGGAGGTGGAAGTGGATGGCGGCACAGAGAATGCGTGACGGCAGACCGGTGATCTGGTCGCCACAGCCCGCCCAGGCACGGTTCATGCAGCGCACCGAGAACGAAGTGCTGTACGGCGGGGCTGCAGGCGGCGGAAAGAGCGACGCGCTGGTGATCGAGGCCCTGCGGCAGGTGGAGATCTCCCATTACCGGGGGCTCATCATCCGAAAGACGTTCCCACAGCTTTCTGAGCTCATTGACAAGACCATGCGGTACTACAAGCCCGTGTTCCCGAAGGCTCGGTACAACGCCAGCACCCACACCTGGACATTTCCCAGCGGGGCGAAGATCATTTTTGGTTCGATGCAGCATCAGACCGACCGCTACAACTACCAGGGCAAAGCATACGACTTTATCGGCTTTGACGAGCTGACCCATTTTACCTGGGAAGAGTACAGCTACCTGCTGAGCCGAAACCGACCGAATGGCCCCGGCACACGGGTCTACACCCGGGCCACGGCCAACCCCGGCGGCATCGGCCACGGCTGGGTAAAGGCAAGGTTCATCAGTCCGGCCCCACCGGGCACCCGGATGGTGCAGATGGTGAAGGCAAAGGCCCCGGATGGCCGGGAAATCGTGCAGCGGCGGACCCGCATCTTTATCCCCAGCACTGTGTTTGACAACGCGGCCCTGCTGGAAAATGACCCGGGATATCTGGGTACTCTGGCTGCCCTGCCGGAAGCGGAGAAGAAAGCCCTGCTCTACGGCGACTGGGACAGCTTTACCGGGCAGGTGTTCACCGAGTGGAAGAACGACCCGGCCCACTACGACGACCAGCGGTGGACACATGTGATCCGCCCGTTCCGCATTCCGGGCCACTGGAAGATCTGGCGGGGGTACGATTTCGGCTACTCGAAGCCATTTTCCGTGGGGTGGTACGCTGCGGACGAAGAGGGCAGGCTTTACCGCATCAGGGAGCTGTACGGCTGCACCGGAACCCCCAACGAGGGCATCAAGGCTGACCCTGTGAAGCAGGCGAGGATGATCCGGGAAGTCGAAGAGAACGACCCCATGCTCCGGGGCCGCACCATTCTGGGTGTGGCCGACCCGGCCATCTTCAACGAGAGCCAGGGCGAGAGCATTGCTGCCATGCAGGAGAAGAGCCCGAACTTTCTGCACTGGGCCCCCGGTGACCACACCCGGCTGGCGGGCAAGATGCAGTTCCACTACCGGCTGGCGTTCCAGGCGGACGGGCGGCCCATGCTGCAGGTGTTCAATACCTGCAAGCACTTTATCCGCACCATCCCGAACCTGGTATACAGCGAGAGCAACGTGGAGGACATTGACACCGACCAGGAGGATCACATCTACGACGAGTGCCGGTATGTGCTGATGGAGAATCCCCTCAGTCCGCCCCGGACAGAGCCGGTGCAGCCCATGCCGGATGATCCGCTGGAGCTGGGGAAGAAAGCGAGGTTTTTTAGAGTATGACCGACGTGATCGGCACAGAGCAGGTGGCGAAAGCCACGGCGCTGTTACAGAGATACAAGACCGGCAAGGCGGCGCTGGACAAGCGGATCGTGGACAACGAGCTGTGGTTCCGGATGCAGCACTGGGCCAACTACAAAAACGAGATGATGGAGGGCAAGCCCAAACCTTCCAGTGGGTGGCTGTTCAACAGCATTGCCAACAAGCACGCGGATGCCATGGACAACTACCCGGAACCCAACGTGCTGCCCCGGGCAGCGGACGACGAGCAGACCGCCAAGGTGCTTTCCAAGATCCTGCCGGTGCTGCTGGAACAGGCAGAATACGAGCAGGTGTACAGCGACACCTGGTGGCGCAAGCTCAAGCAGGGCACCGGCGTGAAGGGCATCTTCTGGGACCCGGGGTTACGGAACGGCGTGGGAGACATCTCCATCAAGAGCATGGATCTGCTGATGATGTACTGGGAGCCCGGCGTGATGGACATCCAGGACAGCCCCCACCTGTTCAACCTGGCGGTGGCCGACAACGAACAGCTGAAGGCCCAGTATCCCCAGCTGGAAGGCCACACCGGCAGCACGCTGGAAGTGGCAAAGTACATCCACGACCAGAGCATTGACACCTCTGACAAGAGCGTGGTGGTGGACTGGTACTACAAAAAGGCCCGGGAGGAGGGCCCGCCTCTGCTGCACTACTGCAAGTTCTGCAACGGCGTGGTGCTCTACGCCAGCGAGAACGACCCGGCCCTTGCTGACCGGGGATTCTACGACCACGGCAAGTACCCCTTTGTGTTCGACACCCTGTTCGTGGAAGAGGACAGCCCGGCGGGCTTTGGGTACATCGATGTGATGAAGGACACCCAGACCGCCATTGACGAGATGAACGCAGCCATGGACGAGAACGTGAAGCTTTCGGCCAAGGCGCGATACATCATCCAGGACGGTGCGGGCATCAACGAGAAGGAGCTGGCCGATTTCGGCAAGGACATCGTCCACGCGGCAGGGCGGGTGACGGACGAGACCCTGCGGCCCTTACAGACAGCGGGGCTGGCGGGAAACCTGATCACCTACCGGGACGCGAGGGTGGCGGAGCTGAAGGAGATCAGCGGCAACCGGGATGTTTCCCAGGGCGGAACCACCAGCGGCCTGACCGCGGCTTCTGCCATTGCGGCGCTGCAGGAGGCTGGCTCGAAGCTCTCCCGGGATATGCTGAAAAGCGCTTACCGGGCCTTTGCAAAGGAATGCTATTTCATCATCGACCTGATGCGGCAGTTCTACGACGAGAGCCGGGTCTACCGCATTACCGGCGACAGCGGCCAGCCGGAGTATGTGCAGTTTTCCGGGGCGATGCTGCAGCTGGGTGTACATGGTGCCGGCCCGGTAAGCGCTTTTCAGCTGGGCAGCCATGAGCCGGTATTCGACATCACGGTGAGCGCCGCCAAGAAGAGTACCTTCAGCCGCCTTTCCCAGAACGAGACGGCAAAGGAATGCTACCAGATGGGCCTGTTCGCCCCGGCCAACGCTGACGCGGCGCTGGCGGTGCTGGACATGATGGACTTTGAGGGCATCGAAAAGGTGCGGGAACGGGTGCAGCAGAACGGCACCATGTACACCCAGCTGCAGCAGGCCATGGAGCAGCTGCAGAAGCTGAGCGCCATCATTGACCAGCAGAACGGCACCAACATGAGCGCCATGGCCGGGGCCGCTGCACAGGCGGCCGGAACCACGGGCGGCGGCAGCGGCGGACAGACCACCGCAAAGACGGCGACCAACGGCCTGGGGGCTGTGGTGGGCGGCGGAGGCAACAGCCTGGCCACCCAGGCGGCACAGCGGGCCATGAACGTGAATAATCCGAATAAATGACCCTCTCAGCGCGCAATGCACCTGCGGTGCAGTTGCTTGCAGCTCCCCCGAAAGGGGAGCCCTGCTTAGAGGAAATTTTGGAAGGAGCGATAGAATGATCCAGATCACTTACAACGAGATGGGAGACATGATGTTCCTGCGGGCCGAGGGGCACGCGGAGTTTGCACCCAAGGGGCAGGACATTGTATGTGCTGCCGTGAGCGCGCTGATGCAGACGCTGGCATACAGTCTGGACAGCGGGACCGTGACCTGTGCCGATGACAGGAACCTGATGGTGGTACAGGCAAAGCAGGGCACTGACAGCCTGGCAAAATTTGAACTGGTGACGGACGGTCTGATCCTGCTGGCGGATGCCTACCCGGAGCATGTGCGGTACATCAACCTGCACGCAGACAAGGCAGATGCCATTGATCTGCAGATGTTTGCAGACGGTGGTGCTGCGGGCGGGGACGGAACCTCTCAGTCCGCTGGCGCGGACAGCTCTCCCAACGGGAGAGCCAACGCATCTGCAGGGGCAGGGGCAGCGAACGGGGAAGGCAATGCCATTGAGCTGCCTGCCCTGCGGCCGGCAGAAGAGCGGCTGGCACGGCGGAGCGGGGTGCTGAAGCGGAGCAGCCGGGAAGAGGACGGCAATCAGAAGAACGCGCCCTCTCAGCCGCCTGAAGGCGACAGCTCTCCCGAGGGGAGAGCCGACACATCTGCCGAGGAAGGTGCTGCTGACCAGGAAGCTGAGGGCAAGGACGGCGAGGAGAAGGGCGAAGGCAAGACCAAGAGCCCGGAGGAGCGGCGGAAAGCCTTTGGTGAGCTGCTGCGCGGAGAGTATGCCGACCTGACCGAAGAGCTGATGCAGAACGCCGTGACCGAAGCGACCCGGCGGCTGGAAGCAAGCCCGGCCATGAAGGGTCTGATGCAGGCGCTGCAGGAAAAGTACGGCACGGATGCCAACGACCTGGTGGCCCTGACCGAGGCTGTGCGGAACGGCGCGGTGAAGGACGATGCCTACTACGAGAAGCTGGCCATGGAGAAGGGCGTTTCCACCAGGACGGCCCGGGAGCTGGACAAGCTGGAAAGCCAGAACAAGCACCTGACCGAACAGCAGCAGATGATCCAGCAGATGGAACGCCAGCGTGCCCAGCAGGCCCGCATTGCCGAGCTGCAGGCCGGATGGGACCGGGAAGCGGAGCAGCTGAAAGCCCAGTATCCCGACTTCAACATGGCTGAGGTTCTGGCGAACCCGGAGGTGGAGAAGATGATGCGGTCGGGCGTTTCTATGACGAACGCCTACCGCAGCGCCTACTTTGATCACATCCTGAAACAGCAGCAGGCCGCCACGGCCCGGCAGGTGGAGCAGGGCGTGGTGAACCGGATGCAGCAGCGCAATGCCCGGCCCGGCGAGAATGGCACCCGCCCCGGCGGCGCGGTGCAGACCAAGATTGACGTATCCCACATGAGCCGCAAGGAAATGGAAGAGATGGAGAAGCGGGCCATGCGGGGTGAAGTGATTACGTTGTAACCCTCTCAGCGCGCAATGCACCTGCGGTGCAGTTGCTTGCAGCTCCCCCGAAAGGGGAGCTCTGCTTAGAGGAAATATAAATTAACAGGAGGAAGCTATGAAAGACAAGACCATGAAGCTGGATCTGCAGATGTTTGCAACGGCCAGCACCCAGAACCAGAACACCACCGGCGCATCCGGCATGAGTGCCGAGATGAAAAACTTTTACGAGAAGCGCCTGATCGACCAGGCAGAGCCTGCCCTGGTGCATGACCAGTTCGGCGACCCGTATCCCATTCCGGCCAACGGCGGCAAGACCATCGAGTTCCGCAAGTACGACAGCCTGCCCAAGGCCACCACTCCGCTGACCGAGGGCGTGACCCCGGACGGCCAGACCATGAACGTTTCCACCGTTACCGCTGAGGTCAGGCAGTACGGCGGCTGGGTGCCCATTACCGACACGCTGCAGATGACCGCCATCGACAACAATGTTATTCAGGCAACCAAGATCATTGCCAGCCAGGCGGGCCGCACCCTGGACACCATCGTGCGTGATGTGCTGGCGGGCGGCACCAACGTGATCTATGCGCCCAAGATCGGCGAGGGCGGCGCGGAGACCGCTGTGACCAGCCGCGCCACCCTGGACGCGACCTGCCAGCTGACCAGCGACCTGATCGCCCGCGCGGCCACCCAGCTGAAGGCCATGAACGCTGACCCCATCGGCACCAGCTTTGTGGGCATCATCCACCCTTATGTAGCCTACGACCTGCGCCGCGACCCGGACTGGATCGATGTGCACAAGTACGCCCAGCCGGACGAGATCTACAACGGCGAGATCGGCACGCTGCACGGTGTGCGCTTTGTGGAGACCAGCGAGGCAAAGATCTGGAAGGGCACCGGCTGCCCGACGGGGCTGGCTGTGTTCAGCACCCTGATCCTGGGTGCCCACGTCTACGGCTCCACCGAGATCGAGGGCGGCGGCCTGGAGCACATCGTGAAGCAGCTGGGCTATGGTGATGATCCTCTGAACCAGCGTGCGTCTGTGGGTTGGAAGGCACACAAGACCGCTGAGCGCCTGGTGGAGCAGTACATGGTGCGCATTGAGAGCTGCAGCGCACGGTACAGTGCAACGGCTGAGGCGAACTAAAAGGGTTGTTCTCTTTTGCGTGCCAAAAGAGAACCAGAAAAGCACCCGCTACTTTCGAAGCGCGGGAGGCACGAACTAGGGGCTGCTCGCCCCTAGTGACCCCGAAGAAGAAGGCTCCAAGCAAAAATGCTGGAGATTCGCGCATATGCGCGAAGATCTCTTAACCGCATTTTTGCTCTGCGCCGATTTGAAATAAGTTACGGGAAAGGTTGATGGATATGGCAGAAGCAAAGAAAAAGACTGAGACGATCCGGCTGTTTTCGGACGGCGGGAAGTACAAGGGCGACCTGTTCGTGAGCGTGAACGGTGTGAACTACCAGCTGCAGCGCGGCAAGAACATTGAGGTGCCCCCGGAGGTGGCGGAGGTCATCCGCCACAGCCAGGACCAGGATGACCAGACCGCTGCCCGCATGGAAGAGCTGGCGAATAAGGCGTAATTTTAACCCTCTCAGTGCGCAGTCCGGCATGGCCGGAGCTGCTTACAGCTCCCCCGAAGGGGGAGCTCTGCTTAGATGTATCCCCCGGCCCGGCGGCACACGCTGTGCCGGGGGTTATTTGTTTGGAGGTCTTTTATGACAGTAGGTAAAGCAATTGCAACGACGATGACCGCCGCCAGTGGCGGAAACAGGGAGGAGTTGTTGGGGCCGCGGCCAGCAGGACACGAGCACAAAGCTTTGTGCGAAGTGGACGCTGGGAGCCGCAACCCGGGTTGCAGATGTGAAAGGATGGGATAAGCGTGACAGTAGGAAAAGCAATCGAAACCGCTGACAAGCTGCGGCCCAACAACGGGTTTGACCGCGAGCTGAAGATCTTATGGCTGCGGCAGGCGGATGCGGGGTTGAGAAAGAGCGTGGTGGACAAGAGCGACACCACAGATTTTGATGCCGTGGGTGCGGACATCTTATACGACCGGGAGCAGGAACTTTTGCGGCAGGACGCGGAGCTGCTGCTGCCGGAGCCCTACGACAGCTACTATACCCACTATCTGGCGGCCCAGATGGACGCGGCCCTGGGCGAGACAGACCGCTATGCCAACGAGATGCAGCTGGCCAACGAGAACCAGCAGGAGTTTGCAGCCTGGTGCAGGCACACCTACCTGCCCAGGATGGCCACGAAGTGGAGGTACTGAGATGGCACTGCCGAGTTTATACAGCATCTCGACGGGAAAGAGCATCCAGACGGCCTTTGGCGGCCTGAACGAAAGCTATGCCTGCGCCGAGGCAGAATTTACCGAGATGAAGAACTTTTCCAGCCGGGGATACCCCGCACTGCAGACCCGGACACCCCGGCGCACCATGCGGGCTATGGGCCGCTGCAACGGGATGTACCACCTGAACGGCCTGCTGCTGTGCGAGGGTACCACCCTGCGCTACACCGAGGACAGCGAGGACGACGTGGCCACCGCGGCTGCGGGCGGGGAGATCGTGCTGGAAAACGCCGTGACGGACAGCGAGAAAATTATGATCGGCATGGGCACGAAGATCCTGATCTGGCCGGATGCCAAGAGCTTTGACACGGCCACCGGAAAGCTGGAAGCCCTGAGCGCTGCATGGAGCCAGACCGGCACGGTGACCATTGCCCCCTGCGACGCGGGCGGCAAGACCTACACCGTGAGCAGCGTGGGCACCACGGAACCTTCCGGCCCGGCGGACGGGACGCTGTTTCTGAAACAGAACTCCTCTTCCAGCAAGTGGGCCTATGTGAACGTGCTGGAACAGTACGATGCCAAGAGCGGCAAGTGGGCGGAGATCCTTTTGAACAGCGTGAAGATGACCCTGCCCGGGCTGGCCGCTGCGGGCTTCAAGAAGGGGGATACCATCACGGTGGAGCAGGTGCCCGGGCTGGTGGAAGAGTATCTGGCCGAGGGTGTGAACGGCGAGGTGACCATTGAGCAGATGGACGGGGACAGCATTGTGCTGACCGGCAGCCCAAAGACCGAGAGCGCACGCTATTACGGCAGCTTTACCGTGACGGCAGGCGGTACCACCTGGAAGAGCATGAACGGCAGCGAGAGCGCCACAGCAGGCGGCACCACCATTACCGCACGGCGGCGGGTGCCCCGGCTGGAATATGTGACCGAGAACGCTAACCGGGTATGGGGCTGCAACAGCGAGGAGAACGTGATCTACAGCTGCAAGCTGGGCGACCCCACAAACTGGTACAGCTACCGGGGCATTGCTTCGGACAGTTACGCCGTGAACGTGGGCAGTGACGGCCCCTTTACCGGTGCGGCCACCTGCATGGGCTATGTGCTGTTCTTCAAGGAGAACTGCCTGCACAAGCTCTACGGCAGCCGCCCGGCGGACTATCAGCTGGTGAGCGTGCAGTGCCGGGGCGTGGCCAAGCAGGCCAGCAAGAGCATGTGTGTGCTGGCAGAGGTGCTGTACTACCTTTCCCCTGATGGCGTGATGGCCTGGGACGGCAGCCTGCCGGTGAAGATCAGCGGCGGACTGGACAACACCTGGCTGATGAACGTGCGCGGGGCGGTGGGCGGTGTGCTGGACACCCGGTATTACCTGCATCTGCGGGTGCCGGGCCGGAACGAGACCCGGCTGCTGGTCTACGACACCGAACGGCGGCTCTGGCACGAGGAGGACACGGCGGCGGAAGAGAATGCTTCCGGCTGGGCGATGTGCTCCACGGGGCGGCAGCTCTACCAGTGGGACGGCGTGAACCTGTGGGCCACCGAACCGGAACGGGAGGCCGACCGGGACACCGACACAGCAAAGGCGAATCTGGAACAGAAGGTTGGATTTGAAGCTGTGAGCGGAGACATTGGCTTGAACATCCCGGCGGACAAGTACATCAACCGGGTGTTTCTGCGGGTGGATGCCCTGACGTACAGCGTTGTGGAGCTGCAGGCCAGCTATGAGGGCGGGGCCTGGGAGACACTGGGCCAGGCAGCCGTTCTGAACAAATACACCCGGGTCAACCTGCCCTTTGTGCCGGAGCGGCACGACACCATGCGGCTGCGGATCAAGGGCACCGGGCAGATCGCGGTGCGGAGCATTGCGTTCAGCATGGCAGAGAGCCGGGGCAACCGGGTGGCCGGAGGGGAGCCGAAGAGATAGCCCTGCTTAGAGGAAGGAGATTTTATATGGCAGATATTACGAGGCTTGGCGAGATCGCCATGCCGAAACTGAGTGACAACATGGCCCCGGAGGACAGGAGAAGCATCAACAACTACCTGATGCAGCTGCGGGACCAGATGATGTACATGATGCAGAACCTGGACGAGACGAACTTCAGCGACACCATGCGGGACAAGCTGGTGGCCATGGGGCTGAAGGTGGAGTAAACGAAAGGAGACAGTGAGAAGATGGCAAGAGGAGAATGGTGGGAGTACCTGATTCCGGGCCACAATGTGGGGCTGATGGTAGGGGATGTGTATGACAGCATTACCGGCAACAGCGAAAAGAATGCGGGCACCGGCGTGTTTGGAACCAGAAAGAACGATTCCAACAGTTACCAGTACGCCCAGAGCAATGACCGGGTGACCACGGCAAAGAACAATCTGGATTACATCAAAGGACAGAAGCCCGGGGAGTATCAGAGCGAGTACGGCAGCCAGATCAGCGGCACGCAGAGCCAGCTGGACAAGATGAACCGGGACGGCTTTTCTTACGACTACACCAAGGACGCAGCTTACCAGCAGTACAAGAACCAGTACACCCGGGGTGCGGAGCTGGCCAGCGAGAACGCTGCCGCCAACGCTTCGGCCCGCAGCGGCGGCTACGGCAACAGCTGGGGCACTTCCAGCGGGCAGACGGCCTACCAGAGCACCATGAACGGGCTTTCGGACGTGGCAGACAGCTTATACAGCCAGGCCTACAACGAATATGCCACCAAGAAGAGTGATCTGAGCAGTCGGCTGAGCTCTTTGCAGCAGCAGGAAAAGCTGGCGCAGGATGCTTACAACACCCGCCTGAACAATTACTATGGCCAGCTGAACAGTGCTCAGACCGAATATGCCAACGCGGTGGGGGCCAACCAGCAGAAGGATGCGAACAACACCAACTTCTGGGGGAACGCTTTGCAGGTCGGCGCAAGCATACTGCCGTGGGTGCTGAAAGCGTTTGCCGTGATCTGAAGACAGGTGTGTGGCAGAAGAAAAGGAGAACGACATGTTATTTGATACCTTACGGAAAAAGAACCAGGCGGAACAGGAAGAGCGGGAATGGAATGCCAACCGCCCGGCGGACTATGTGAGCCGGAACAAGGACGCAATGGACAGCCTGACCGGGCAGATCGGCAGCGGGTTCGACTGGGACACCGGCAGCAAAGCCTACCAGCAGTACCGCGCCCAGGCCCAGGCCAATGCTGCCGCCAGCGCGGAGAACGCCCAGGCCAACGCGGCGATGCTGGCGGGCGGGTATGGCAGCAGCTACGCCGACAGCGTGGCAAAGCAGGGCCAGCAGCAGGCGCTGAGCGGCATTGACAATGCGGTACCCGGCCTGAGAGGCCAGGCACTGAGCGAATACCAGAACCAGCAGAACGACCTGCTGAGTGCCCTTTCCGGCATGGCCAACACCGAGGCGCTGGACCGCAGTGCCTACGGCAGCAACTTTGCCAACTACACGGCGTGGCAGAATTTCCTTGCCAACCAGAGCGAACAGGCCCGGAACGAGAACGACAATTACTGGAACAACCTCTGGAACACGGTAAAGAACATCGGCTCGGCGGCCCTGACGGCCTACGATGGGTACAAGGGGTACACCCAGCAGCAGTGGGAAAATGACTTTGCCCGGGAACAGTGGGAATACAACAAGAACCGCACCGACCAGAGCGATGCCCTGAACGCCTACCAGCAGGCGTTCAACCTGTACACCCAGGGAGCCGGGGATGCGGCCAGCGACGTGCTGAACCGGTACGGCCTGAACGCAAACGCTTTTGCCAACTACAACGGCGCACCGGTGACCCGGGACGATCAGGCCGGTGTTCTGAGCACCGCGGCTTCTCTGGTGGCAAGCGGAAATCAGGAAGCAGCGGCCAACCTGCTGAAGATGTACGGGTTGGACAGCAATGCAGCCGGTTCCTATGGCACCATTGCAAAACGTCAGCTGGCGACCCAGCTGGCAAAGGCGGCAGCTACGAAGAGCAGCGGAAGTTCGAGAAGATCCGGCGGCTCCAGTAAGAGCGGAAGCGGGTGGACAAACAGCCAACTGCTGACGGCGCTGGGTAAGTATCAGAGCCTGAAGGATGATGACCCGACCAAGAGCGTCTATGCGAATATTCTGGCCAGCGCCGGAATGCTGCCGGACGGTGACACGGGCACAACAGCAGCGACCGGAACTGGCAGCGGGCTGATCGCCCCGCTGGCGAATCCGAACAAGTGGGCCCTGCCCGGGGGAACCACGGGAGGGAGCACGGGTAAGAGTACCGGAATGCCGTACAGCAACGCCCTGAGCTATGCAAAGGGGTGGAAGGAACAGGGAATGGATGCAAATACCATCGCCAGTCGGCTGATGAATCTGGGTGCATCGGACGATGTGATCGACAGGGCAATGCAGAACGCTGGATTTTAAGGAGGAAACAGGATGGCATGGAAATCGGGAAGTGCTGCTGCGCTGCGGAACCGCAATGAAAAAGAGCGGCAGGAAAAGACTGTGATGGCAACAGCAGCGGGCGGGGCAGAACCCCTCAGTCAGCGCAAGAGCGCTGACAGTCGCAACCCGTTAGCCCTTGGCAGTACGGGAACAAGCTGGGAAAAGGGCAGCGCTGCTGCCCTGCGTGCACAAAAACAGAAGGAAGCAACGAGCCGACAGACGGGCACCGACCTGTATTCCACGGCGCTGGAGGATTACCGGACAAGGAACAACCTGGGCTTTGCGGATGCCATGGACAGCCGGAGCGACGAGCTGAACCGGCAGAAGGTGACAGTGAGCCCGGCGGGGAATACTCTGGGAACGTGGTACGGACAGCAGGCCCAGAAGCTGAAGAACAGCTATGCGGAGTACAGCCAGCCGGAGGCCTTTGACCAGGCCAACCAGTGGTTTGACCAGCCTCGGAATCAGGAGCTTGTGAACAAGCTGCTGGAAAAGAAGAGCAATTATACCAGCTATGCCGAGACCGGCACCAGCAGAAACGGGGCCAGCGCCGGGGATGGTAGCATCGACCCATTCCGCACCACGGGAATCAAGGGGAAGGTGGGCAACACCTACAGCACGGCGGACCTGAAAAAGCTGGGGTACACGGACACGGAGATCCGGCAGGCCAGGGAGTATCTGGACACCATGGAAGAAATCCCGGAGTGGAAGCAGCTGGCCCGGCGGACGGCAAACACCGTGGGCGGCGTTGCGGACACCGTGGCCGCTGCCCCGCTGATGGGTGCGGAGTACCTGGTGCAGGCCGGAAAGAACATCCGGCAGAGCAGCGAGAACCGGAAAGCACTGGAAGCAGAGCTTGCCCGGAACCCCCGCGAGAAGAACCTGTATGACCAGCTGATGGAAACTGACATGGACTACCAGCCCAAGTACAGCACCGGCGACCTGTTGCAGCAGGGATTTACCCGGCAGGAGATCGAGGACATGCGCAGCCGCATTGCCGGAACGGAAGCAAAGGGTGGCATCGACACGGAGAAGAGCGTGGGCTACCAGCTGTACAACCGGGGCCAGCAGCTGACGGGCGCGGCCCAGAGCGGCCTGACCGATGTGCAGCGGACCGTGCAGGGCGTGGCGACCAGCGCGGCAGAGAACCTTGCAGTGGCTGCCATCAACCCGGCGGCGGTGCTGCCGGTGCTGAGTGCCCAGGGCGCTGCGGATGCCATGGGCAAGAGCGCGGCCAAGGGCGAAAGCGCAGGCAAGGCGCTGGCGGGCGGTGTGGCCAAGTTTGGCGCAGGATGGGCCATCAACAGCGTGGGTGCGGCTGATCTGGCAAGAACCATGGGCGCGGACTACGCCAGAAATTCCGTGGCGGGAGCTGTGGCAGACAAGATCCGGGCGCTGGCTGGAGATTCGGCCTTTGCGGCGGCACATCCGGCAGTTGCCAACGCCATTTCCGGCGGCATTGACAACGCCATGCAGGCCTTTGTGGAGACCTACGCCGACAAGGCCATTGATGCGGCCCTGGGAGACAGCGAAGCTGCCCAGACCATGTTTACCACGGACACGCTGGTTCAGGCGCTGGAAGCGGGGCTGACCGGCGGCGCGTCCGGTGCACTGGGCGGCGCTGTGGGCACAGGGCTTTCCAGGATGAACGCGGGAGATTCCAGCCTGCGGGGCAACGTGGAGCGGTATGCCGCTCAGGACGAATACGAGCAGGCGCTGAAGGAACACCAGCGCCGGGAGGAGCTGGCGCGGGAACCGGAACCCCTCAGTCAGCGCGTGAGCGCTGACAGCCCCCCTAATAGTGGGGCCCTTGGCATGTCGGTGGAGTCTGATGGGACTGAAAAAGGCTCTGCTGACCTGAAAGCGGCGGGCCCTGCGGCTGAGGGCAACAGTGCGGAAACTGCTGCCATATCGGACAACTTGGCTGTGCAGACGTTTGCAGAAGCGGCGGCCGGTGACAGCCTGACAGGCAAGACCATCAGGCTGTTCACCCCGGAGGCCGGAAACGAGGCAAACCGCGCGGCTTTTGAGGAAGCCTATGGGGTGAAGTTGCCGAGCGCGGCTGCGGCTACCCGGCGGATGCTGCGGGAAGTGGCGGCACAGCGCAGCCAGCAGAATGCTGTTGAGAACGCTGGGGAAAGTGTGGAAAGCTCCATGGAAACAGCGGCGGACGGCGCAGAACCCCTCAGTCAGCGCATAAGCGCTGACAACCGCAACCCGTTAGCCCTTGGCAGGACGGGAAACGTTGAGCTGACTGCGCAGAATGGAGCTGACCGGCAGGCTGTGATGCAGTCGGTCCCTGTGGAAGAAAGCACCCTTGACGGGATGGACAGCAGCAACAGCCCGATGCGGGAGACCTACGGCATGGAAGCACCGAGGACGGAAGGCCAGAAGCAGGCCCGGACGGAGCAGGTGCTGCGGAGCTGGAAGGTGGGCGAAAAGGCGGCGCAGGAGATCAGCCGGAAACAGCCGGAAGGCGTGGACAGTGACCGCTATGCGGCGGCAGCATCCACTCTGTACCGGCTGGGCCAGATGGAGGACGTGAAGACCTTTGACCAGGCGCTGGAGCTGGCGGGCACCGGCAGCGGCATGGCGGCCAACGTGAACTATGTGCTGGGCAACCTCAAGGGCCGGAACGCGCTGGAGATCGCCTACACCTACGGCAGGGATGCGGCAGAGACCCGGTGGGCCAAGAGCCAGCTGGGCGGTACTCTGACGGAACAGAGCCTGACGGGCAGGGGTGAGACCATTTACAAGGGGACCCTGCGCAACGCGAACGACGCTGGCAGCCAGGTGATCGAGCTGAACGCGGCGGCAACCGGCACCACGGCGGTTCTGAAAAACGTGCTGCAGAACGGTGCAGGACAGGCAGACAGCCGGGTGCGGGCCTATGTGGACACGGAGACGGCCCGGATCTTCTTTGGAGACAGCGCACAGGATACGTTCGGCACGGTGCTGCACGAGGACTACCACTGGTACAACGCACTGGACAGCGAGGGAGCAAAGACTTTGCAGGACCATGCCCTGCTGTATCTGGCCAGGAGCAGCGGCTTTGAGACCGTGGACGAGATGATCCGGGAGAAGATGACCGACTATGCCCAGCAGAATCTGACCTATGAGGAAGCTGCCGAGGAGCTGGTGGGTGATGCCTGGCGGGGCATCTTCTCCACCGAGGCAGACTTCAAGCGTTGGGTGGAGTTCCAGCGCGGGCAGGCCGAGAAGAACAGCGGCAGGGCCGGAACCATCCGCACCGTGATGAACCGGGTGAAGGAGATGCTGGGCGGCATCATCAGCCGGGCCAAGGAAGTGCTGACCCTTGACCCCGACAACCGGGCTGCCCTGAAGGCCCAGCGCCTGGCCGAGAACGAGCGCAAAATTTTGCAGGACGAATACTTTGCCCACGCTGAAAAAGCGATGGACAACCTGCGCAGTGCAAAAGAAAACGCCGCTGCCCCCAAGACAGAGAGCGCGGCGGAAGGACGCAATATTCGTTTTTCGATCCAAAAGGATGCCGACGGAGAGAGCTACATCAAAATTGATGAAGATATCCTGAACGGTGTTCCACAGGAAGATTGGAAAACCGTAGTGAAGCAGGCCATCAAAGAACGGTATCCGAATGGCTTTGAGCGGAACGGCTGGACAATTTTGAACCATAAAGATGGAAGAAGTGAGTTTGTCCGTTCTAAATCTACAATGGCGCTTCAGAGAACGAACGAAGAAACGTATGCAGATAAAATGCGGATGGCTGCAAATCTGGATGAAATTATTAAAACCGCAGATGAAGTCTACAGAGAACCTGCAAACCACAAGAATGCGGAAGCATTCAACCGTGGAAAAATCAAAATTGTGGTTGGGCAGAATGCCTATGAAGCTGATGTTCTGACTGCCTTCAAAGCAAATGACCGGGAGATTTTCTATGATATTGTAGATATAAAATCTACAAATAATAAAACCTCCATGCGTACCCACGTAGAATCCAAAGATTCAAGGAGTAGTCTGCAAGGAGGTTTTACGGAACCCTCCGGCAAAGCCCACATGGAATCCGAAGATTCGGGGAGCAGAGGGTCGGAGGGTTCTATTTATCAGGAAAGCGCTGACACGGTACTCAAAACCGAGGAGGGCGGTGAACGCCCGAGCTTTCCTGCTAAAAACAGTATAGCACAAGAAAATGCCGAAAGCAAGGGAAACAGCGAACCTGTGAAGAAATCGGTGCGGTTCCAGCTGAGTGACGGCTCTGCTGGAAACGTGGATGAATTGGCGGCACTTCAAAAAGAAAGCAGAGAACTGGAACACCAGCAAAACGCTCTGAAAACAGAGCGAACAAACTGGCTGAACAGCGCCGAGGTAAAGGAGATTGAAGCGAAGAGAAAATCTCTGGGTTTGTTCTCTGCCGAGGCAAAGGAGTTTAAGGCCAGTGAAGAATACCAGGCGTACCTTGCAAAGCGGAAGGACTTTAACCAGCGTGGTGCAGAGCTTGAAAACCGAATCGGTGAAGTGAATAATGCACTGCGGGAAGCCCATGCCAAGCTGGAAACCCAGAGAAATGAACAGAAGCAGAAACAGCAGGCTGTCTATGATGCCAAAGCAAAGGAAGCAGGCGGTGCGGCGAAGTATCGCCGTCAGCTGGCCGTGGAGCAGTTTGGCACGACGAGTGAATTTGAACGGGCCGGATACATCCTGCCGGATGGGCAGATGCTGGATTTTGCCCGGAATGATAAGACCCGTGACACCGACCACCGGGAAATTATGAGTGTGTTCGGCCCGGCGGAAGTATCGGAAGGGACGGACGCACTGAACAAGTTCCTGGCAGACGGTAATGTGCGGGTGATGGCGGAAGCTCCGGGTGTTGACCTGGCCGCAGACAAAGCCCCGACCGCTGCACAGCTGGAACAGATCCGTGAGATGGTGGGAAGCCTGGGCAGTGAACAGAGAAAGTTCACGCTGGATATTTCCACAACCGACGGCAGGGTTGCAGCCAGCAAGGAGTACAGCGGCCGCATTGATGCTGACCGTGTTGTGCGGGAGATCAGGGACTATTACAAGACCGGTGAGCTGCCCGCAGAGAGCAGCCTGGCACGATTCCGGTACCAGCTGGCGGCCAAAGCCGAACAGGCGGAACGGGACGCGCGGAAGAACACCCAGCGGCAGGCAAGCCGGGCCATTGCGGACAACAGCGCGGCGATGAAAACGCTGGCCCAGATGATGGGTGTGACCCACGGTGTGCGGATCAGCCAGGATTCCATTGACGGGCTGGCGGTGCGGTGGACAAAGGCCAACGGCAGCAGGGCCGACCGGACAAAAATTGCCGGAGAGACCCGGGCGCTGGTGGAGTACATGACGGCGGACGGGGCCAGCATGAGCAAGGCCAGCGCGCTGTCTGAGACCATTGCAGATGAAATACTGAGCGGGGCGACCTACCGGAACACCGAGCTGTGGGACGAGTACCCGGAATACCACGACCTGAGCTACACGGTGAACAAGGACGGCCCGGCCAAGGCGGAGCTGGTGAAGCGGTACGGGACGTGGAGCGAAGCGGTGGCGGAGGCCAGGCGGCACGGTGTGAAGCTGCGGCAGGCAGAGGGTGTGCGGGACGGCAACCCGGCGGAAGTGTATGAAGCCATCGTCAACGACACCCGGGCCATGGGCGGCACCAAGGAAGGGGCAGCGGCCTTGTTCCGGGGCGCGGCCCAGGAGGCAGGCGTGGACGGCGCGGCCAGCATGGAGAGCACCGAGTGGCTGGATGTGCTGATGAACGTGCACGATGCCATCAAGCCCAGGATGATGAGCCGCTTTGCAGATGCTGCCGAGTACGAGGATGCCAAAGTGGAGCTGGCCGACCGGATGCTGGGTGATATCCTGAACGTGCCGGAGATGACCGATGCACAGGCCATCTTTGACGGGTTACAGCGCTGGCAGCGCCAGGCTGTGGCTGCTGCCGTGGGCGAGGAGAACGCGGAGCAGGCGCTGAAGGATCTGCGGAAGGTGCAGAAGGAGCAGAACCGGGAGTTCAACCGGAGGATGTATGAGAACAGCCGGAACGGAAGCCGAGATGAAGCACTGCGGCAGTGGACAGAACAGCAGAAGCGGAATGAAAAAGCAGAAAAGCTGCTGGATCAGAATCTGGATACGCTGGGGCTGGACATCACCAACTACGGCGACATGGCCGAAAAGCTGGACGTGCTGAAGGAGGCCTACGAACGGGAGTGGAAGGCCGAAAAGAAGCGGCTGAAGGAAGAACGCCAGCAGATGCTGGACGAGATCCGGCTGGAAAACAAACAGTTGAAGCGGGAGAACTGGAACCTTTCTCACCAGGTGGCAGGAGAACAGCGCCGGGCTGATCGGGCTGAGTGGCAGCTGATCCATCAGGAAAACGAACTGCTGGAATGGGAGCAGGAAAACCAGCGCAAAGCTCAGGAGTGGCAGGAAAAGCAGGCGGAACGAAACGCAATCGCCATCACTGCAGCCCAGCAGCAGCGGGACGAGGACATTGCCATTGCCAAGAAGCTGGCTGAGAAGCGAGTACAGAAAGCCCGGGACGGCCGGCAGAAGGACGAGCTGCGGCGGGGCATCCGGGCCAATGCTGCCCAGCTGAACCAGATGATCCTGCGGCCCAGCAAGGACCGGTATGTGCAGCCCCACCTGATCCAGCAGGCGGCAGAGGTGGCAAAGCTGGCGGATATGACCCTGCTGAACGACCACGCCGTGGCCCGGCTGACGGCCCTGCGCACCAGCATCATGCAGTCGATGGGAGCCGAGAACAGCTCCAACGGCATCAGCGAGGACTGGAAGCTGAGCAAGGTGCCGGAGCTCATCGACGCGCTGCAGGCTGACCTGAATGCCAGCAAGCAGGCCCAGCTTGACCGGCTGAACCAGCAGCTGACAGAGGCCGAGGCGCTGCCGGACAGCGAAAAGGCCGAGATGCTGCGTGACCGGCTGAAAAAGCGGATCCGGGAGACCGAGAACCGCACCTATCTGCCCATGACGGTGGACCAGATGCGGATGCTGAAAGCCATTACGACCAGCACCCTGCATGTGATCCGGACGGCAAACAAGACCCTGAGCTTGCAGAAAGCCGAAGCGGTGGACAAGATCGCCAACGAGGCGGCTGCAGAGGTGCGCCAGAGCAAGGGCAATGACGGAAAATTCCGGCGGATGCTGACGAGGTATAATCTGGATATGCTGGGCGGTACCCGTGTGTTCCGGATGCTGGGCGGCTACGCAAAGAACAGCCAGATGGAGAAGCTGGGCACCATGCTGAACGATGGCCAGCGGGAACAGACCCGGATCACTGTGGAGGGAACGAAGCTCTTTGACAATGTGACGGGCAAGGCGAACCTGAGACAGATGGAAAAATTCGCCGGTCCGGGCGCGGAGCTGGTGGACATTGGCCTGAAGGACAGCAAGGGTCGGGCTGCACCGTTGACCCACGCCCAGTTGTGCAGCCTGTACATGCACCTGCAGAACGCCGACAGCCGGGAGCACCTGCTGAACGGTGGCCTGACGATCCCGGATGCGGAGGAATACAACAGGGGCGACATTGAGAAGGCTTACCAGAAGGGCCAGACCGTGAAGATCGGGATGCTGACGGACAGCACGGGAAACCCCATGGCCGACACCGTGATCCAGGCCGTGGAGAAGGCAATGACCGACTACGACCGGGCCTGGTGCGAGGACATGAAGAATTTCTTCGGCAGCTACACCACGAACCTGATCAACGAGACAAGCATGAAGCTGCTGGGTTACCAGCGGGCCACCGTGAAAAACTATTACCCCATTGCGGTGGACAAGACGGCGCTGGCGACCCAGATCGAGGGCGTGAAACTGGATGCCACCATTGAGGGCCGGGGCTTCCTGAAGAACCGTGTCAAGAGCCAGATGCCCATCCTGCTGGAGGAGTGCAGCAGCGTGGTGCAGCGGAGTTTGCGGGACACGGCAGCCTACGCCGGACTGGCGGCACCCATCCGGGATGTGCAGAAGGTGCTGAACAGTGGCATTGAGACCGAGGACGGCATCAAGATGCTGAAGAATGGTATCCTGAAAGAGCAGTGGGGCCAGAGCGCGACAAACTACATCGATGACCTGCTGACCGACCTGCAGACCACGCAAAGAAAGCGCTCGACCACAATGACCAAAGTGCTGGACAGGTTGCGCGGCAACTATGCGGGCGCGATCCTGACGCTGAACCCGGGCGTGGCCATTGCCCAGGCAGCATCTCTGCCCACGGCAGGCGCGGTACTGGGTGCGGATACCATGGCGGCGGTGGTGCCGTTTGTGAAGAACCTCTCCGGCAAGCAGCGGGCAGCGCTGGAACAGGAAATTGCCCAGCATGGGGATGTGCTGCTGCGATACCGACTGCGGGGAAGCCAGCGCGGTGAGCTTGCCAGCATTGGCGTGAGCCAGGGCGCGGCAGAAAAGGCCATGGACAAGCTGCCCAAGTGGGTGACCGGCTGGATCAACAGCATGGACGAGATCACGGTGGCGGCACTGTGGGAAGGCTCCAAGCGGTATGTGGAGCACCATACCAATGAGTTTGCAGAGGGTGCAGCCACGAAAGGAAGCGAAGCCTACTGGGAAGCCGTGAACAAGATGTATCAGCGGGTCATTGAGGAGACCCAGCCCAACTACACCACCATGCAGCGGGCGGGAATCCAGCGAAATCCGGATCAAATGACCAAGACCCTGACCATGTTCACGACCCAGCGTTTCCAGAACTACGGCATTATGGCCGATGCGGTGATGGACTACAACGCCCAGAAGGCACGGGACAAGGCTGCACACAGCAGCGAGACAGCAGAAGAAGTGAAGCGGGCCGGAAAGAACCTGAACCGGGCCATTGTGAGCCAGATCACCCAGACTGCTGTGTTTGCACTGATGAAGATCGGTGCGGACTTCCTGCTGCATCGGTGGGACAGAGAGCAGGACGAGAACGGAGATGTGACCGCAGCCAGCGTGAGCAAGCGATTCCTGAATCTGTACACGGAAAGCTTTGCGGGCAACTTCCTGTATGGCAGCGAGCTGTACAGCGCTGTGGGAAATGCAGTGAACGGTACGGATTACGATGTGGTGAGTGCAACCAACATCAGCGCTGTGAATGATCTTTTTGCAGCAGTAACGAAGTTTTCCAGCCTGGTCCGGAAGGACACCGGTGACATGACGGAGGAACAGCTGGAAGCGTATCACCAGAAACTGCGAAAGGCAGGCGTGAACCTGATGCAGTACGGGTTTGAAATTGCGGGTGTGCCTATGGGGAACGCCCGGAAAATGCTGGATGCCTTTGATGCCTATGTGGAAGATGCACGAGGCATTGCAAGCGGAAGCGGCTTTTCGTTCAGCTCGACCCCGACGAGCGCCACCGGGCAGTATGACCGGCTGTACAACGCCATTGCCGAGGGGGACACGGACAACGCCAGCGGTGCTATGGCGAAGCTGGAAGCCATGGGCAAGGACGAAAAGACCATTGCCAGCCAGCTGAAGAACCGGCTGAAGAAATACAGCCCGGAAGTAGAGCAGGCGGCCAGGGCCCGGAACGAGGGCAACGATCGGAAGCGCCGGAAGCTGACCGAGGCGTTTGTGCGGGATATGTACGACACCCTGGGCATCCGGGAGGGCGTGAAAGCTGACGCGGAAAAGCGGGCATGGGTGATCGACCTTGTGACCGGTTCCATTGACAGCAAGGCAGACGAACTGCTGGCGGGCGGCACCGAGGGCAGTGTGTACGATGACCTGACCGAAGCGGTGGACACCGGCAGGGCCAGCGACGTGCAGGACGAGATCCGGCGGCTGCGGACGGCGGGCAAAGCGGACAGCCAGATCAAGAGCAAGATCACCGATGCGGTGAAGGAGGAGTATCTGGCGGGCAACGACCACGACCGGGAACAGCTGGAACAGATGCTGCTGAAGCTGGAAAAGGCCGACGGCAGCCAGATGTACGAGGAGAAGAACTTTGCCCAGTGGGTGAAGGACGCGGCAAAGAAGGAGGAACAGGCAAAGAACAGCAAGGATGAGTGGGCAGGGGTGAGGTGAAAACCTCTCAGTCACGCTTTGCGTGACAGCTCCCCCGAGGGGGGAGGTGAACCCTCTCAGTGCGCAATCCGCCAAAGGCGGAGTTGCTTACAGCTCCCCCGAGGGGGGGAGCTCTGCTTAGAAGAAAAGGGAGACCGTTCGGAGTGAACGGTCTCCCTTTTTAAGTTACCAGTTTGATTAAATCATGCCAAGTTCAGATTTGAGTCCTTTTTGCAGGACGCTGGAAAAGTTGATATGTGCGGATTCGGCGGCATCGTTGAGCCAACCGGGAATAGACAGGGTCTTTTTGACGGGCTTGAACTGCTTCTGATATTCTTCCATATCAAAAGGAATCATTGCAATAAAATCACCGGTATCCACATGGATGGCAGAAGGAAGAGAAGGCTTAGGACATACTTCACAATCTTCAAGCATCAGACCAATGGCATCCTGGGCCATAGCAACCGCTTCATCCATAGTTTCCCCTTGGGTAAAGCAACCTTCAATATCTGGAATTGTAACGGAATATCCTGTTTCTTCTGGATGAAAAACAGCAGGATAAAATACAGCAGTCATTTTAATATTACCTCATATATAGCGTGATGTAAGTTTTGAAAATATTATATGATAACGAGAAAACTAATATTCAATTATTTCAATAATCTATAATGTAGTATTAGGATAACCGGAAATTTTCCAGGTTGATCCTAACAAGATAATGTTATTTTTTGATTCCGGCTTGTTTAAGAATACTTTTTTCTAGACCGGGCTTCAGATCCTTTGCATGATAAGGAACGACAGTGGATTTTTTGGTGACGGGGTTGCTGTACATCCGATGAGAGCCATTGGAGCGAATGCAAACAAAGCCGTTTTGCTCCAACAGCCGACACATCTCTTTTGGAGTTAGCGGCATGGCGGTGGAATCCTCCTTTCTTCGTTGGTAATTTGATTATATGCGTATTTTACGTATTTGTCAAGAGGCGGGAACTTATGTATGTCCGGGGTAGTTGCACCCGGCGGGGCGTGATAGGATAGGGGCAGGAAGGGAGTGAAACTGTGAGCCAACTGGATATCAAGATCAGAAAGCTGCAGGACAACGGTTCGACGTTCCGGGCGAACATTGAGACGCTGTATCTGGGCGGTGTGCGGAGCGCCAAGGTGGACGAGCTCCGCTTTGAGCTGCCGGAAGAGTGGAAGAACTGCACCGTGACCCTGCATGTGCAGCGCCTGAGCGGCACAAAGCCGGACCCCCAGCTGCTGGACGAACAGAACAGCGCACTGGTAGACCGGCGCTGGACACTGGAAAAAGAGGGTACCTGGATGCTGCTGGCCATCAACGACAGCGGCTACATTGCCATGACCAAGCCCGGCAAGTACACCTGCTATGACACCATCGATACCGACACGACCACCGAGAACATTACGCCGAGCATCTATGAGCAGTTCGTGGCCGAGGTGACGAAGTACGCCAAGCAGGCGCTGGAGAGCATGAATGCGGCCAAGGCCAGCGAGGAAGCAGCGGCCAGATCTGCTGAGGAAGCAGCGAATTCTGCCGCCAGCATGGAAGAAAGCGTGCGAGTGAGCGGGGAAAATGCCAAAAAGGCTGCAAACAGTGCTGCTGCGGCAAAGAAAAGTGAGGAAGCGGCAGCAAAGAGCGCAGAGGCATCTGAGAACAGCGCTAAGAAAAGCGCCGAGAGTGAGAGTGCATCCAAGGCTAGTGCGGAAAAGGCAAAGGCCAGTGAAGAGGCGGCGAAAAAGAGCGAGGACGCAGCAGCCCTGAGCGAGACCCACGCCGCCGCCAGCGAGAAGGCAGCCAAGACCAGTGAGACCGCCGCCAAGCGGGCCCTGCAGGACACGGAGACGGAGCACACCACCGCCTTGCAGGACATCGCACGGGCCCGCACCGCGGCCCTGACAGACGTGGCCAACTCCACCAAGACGGCCACCACTGCGGCAGAAACTGCCACCCAGCAGGCCACCGCCGCTGCGGGGAGCGCTTCCACCGCCGCCACTAAGGCCGGGGAGGCATCTACCAGCGCGGGGGCGGCGAAGAACGATGCCGACCGGGCAGAGAAAGCCAGCACCAACGCGGCCAATGCGGCCATGAAAGCATTGAAAGAAGCCGCTGCGTCTGGAGCGTTCAAGGGTGATCCCGGTGCACAGGGGCCGCAGGGGCCGTCAGGGACGATCATCCGTGCGTATGATATTTCGCTTGCCACTTCCGGTTGGAAAGCCACATCCGATTCCAGTGCAAAATCTGCCGGGCTGGCGTATCAGTACGATGCCAGCGTCAGCGGATGCACGTCGGCATTGGAACCGAGTGCAACCATCCGTCTGGAAAGTGTTGCTGTGGCCCAGAAAGCAGGATTGGGCAGCATCTGCCAGTCTGAATCCGGATACTGCCGGTTCTATGCGGCAAAAGTGCCCTCTGCGGCAATTTCGCTGCGGCTGCTTTTGATGGAACGGATACCGACATAAGAAGGGAGACTTTGAAATGGCAATTGGCGCAGTAGGCGGCGTACCTGCGGCGGACTATGTGCCGCCCGTGGGCATCATCCTGACGATGGGCGTAAGCACCAGCCCGGCGGAGCTCTACCCCGGCACCACCTGGGCCCGCATCAAGGACCGGTTTTTGTGGGGCGCATCGGAGACGCACCCTTTGGGCGAGACCGGCGGCAGCGCCACCCACACCCTGACCGTGAACGAGATGCCCGCCCATACCCACAGCGCCTCCCTCTATGAGGCCGGGGTGCATACACATACGATTTCGATTTTGGACGGCAGCTCAATGAACTTCGGCAGCAGCAGCTACCAAAATGCATATCTGAGCGGAAGCAAAAAAGTTACAACGTCTTCTGCCGGAGCGCACACCCACACAGTGACGCTAAGTGCGACCGGCTCGGGCAAGGCCTTTAACATAATGAACCCTTATGCTGCTAAAAATGTTTGGCGGCGAGTCAGCTAGGAGGTGAACACGGATGATTGGGACCGTGAAAGGCATTGGCGGAAGTGCCTGGATCCCGCCCGTAGGATACGTCTGGAAGAGTGCTGATCCGACCAGCCCGGCGGAGCTGTACCAAGGGACTACTTGGGCTAAGATCAAGGACAGGACTATCCTTGCCGCCGGTGACACTTACACCACCGGAGCGACCGGCGGCAGCGCTACCCACACTCTGACCGTAGACGAGATACCGTCTCACTCTCACACAGGCAGTACATCCAGCGCCGGAGCACACACACATACGGTATACTCCGGAAGAACCGAGCTTTATGGCGGAGGAGAGTACGGAAGCTACTACCCATATTCGGGTGACTCGACCACGTCGTCCGCCGGAACCCATACTCACACGGTGACGGTAGGCAGCACAGGAAGCAGCAACGCTTTTAGTATCATGATGCCCTATGTTGTGCGGTATATGTGGGAGCGCATTGGATAGGAGGTGACTCTATGACAGGAGCAGTGATTTATAACATCAACTCCGGCTGGGTGCCGCCGGTGGACTATGTGTTGGAGGTCTATGATGATACCAGCCCTGCGGTGATGTATGCCGACACTATCTGGATGCAGCTGAAAGACTGTATCATCATCGCCGCCGGTGACATCTATACCGCAGGAGCGACCGGTGGCAGCAAAACAGTGACCTTGACCACGACACAGCTGCCAAGTCACTCCCACAGTGGCAGCTGCGGAAGCGCCGGTTGGCACTCGCATACGGCAACCGTCTCAAAGGTCAAAAACGAGTATGGGGGAGCCTACCAGCAAAGTGATAGCTATGGTTCTTATAAGAGTGGCTGGGAAAATGAAACCACATCCTCTGCCGGAGCGCACACCCACACAGTGACCGTAGGGCCCACCGGCGGAGGCAAAGCTTTTAGCCTGATGAACCCCTATGTGGCCGTGAACGTATGGCAGAGAGTAGGATAACCCTCTCAGCCTCGCATTCGCTCTCCAGTTCCCCAAAGGAAGAACCTTTTGCAGAAAGGACAAGTATGAAAATCATTGACGAAAACGGCGTTGAGCTAACCGAAGCACCTGACCTGACACTGGGACGGCTTGTGGATGACGTGGAGATCGTGCACCATGACGCGATTGCTGGAGTTCAGCAGGTCAGCCATTACGTCCCTATCGAACATCTTGCCAATGGCAGCACCATCGTAGAAGAGGTTATCGATGTTCCCGGTGTTGACCCTCAGCCCGCCTGGGATGAGACAGTGCCAATCCAGCGGTATATCAAGTACACGCAGGACGAACTGGACGAACAGGCCCGGCAGCAGGAGCATGAGACCAAGATGGCGCAGATGCCGGAAACGGTGGCTGCACTGCAAAAGGAAAACGAGATGCTGAAACAGTGTCTGCTTGAGATGAGCGAGACTGTCTATGCGTAAATGTTACAAAAGACTAGAAAGGTTGGTATGTATGATGGCGATGTTATGGGCACAGGAAATCATGTCTGCTGAGACTGCGGAGGAAGCAAAGGCTCTGTATGAGCGCTGTCCCCGGCTGCTGAAGGAGAAGGTCAAGGCGATTCTTATCAAGAGCGGCTTTGAGGAAATCACACAGTAAGGAGGCGCAGAGCAATGGATGACCTGAAGGTGCGCATCACACTGGGTGACACGACCCTGGAGGGAACATTGGACGAGCTGCTCGAGAGCGGAACTTTCAAAATGGAGTATGACCAGGCAGGGCTTAACAAGATCGTGCAGGAAGCTGTTGCCCTACAGAGAGCTGAGTATCAGAAAGACCCGCAGCATTACCATGTGCATACCATGACCATGGACGAGCTACCGCATCATCCCTGCACAACAAAACCGGGAGCGCATACATTCGGCGATGAAATGTATGGGATTCGACAATTCCATGCATGGCCAATCTGCAGTGGAAAGCATGTCACGATTTGGCCCAATGATGATGCCGGTACGAGTTGGCGAGTTTATGTGGGAGGCACTTTGAATACTGCAGAGGAGGCGCAGAGCAATGCCAAGAACAATACTTGACGTGAGCAAATGGCAGGGCAGCATCAACTGGGACACGGTCAAAGCCAGCGGCCTTATCTCCGGCGTGATGATCCGGGCCATGGGCAACAGCAAAGAGGGCAAACCCAGCAAGCCGTACCTCGACCCCTTCTTTGCCCGCAACTACGCCGAGTGCCAGCGCCTGGGCATCCCGGTGGGCGTGTATGGCTACTTCAAGGCCACCACCAAGGCACAGGCCGACAGGGAGCTGGCCCTGTTCAAGCAGGCGCTGGACGGCAGAGCCTTCCAGCTCCCGGTGGCTGTGGACATCGAGGACAAGCTTCAGGCGGCCCTGAGCAAGTCCGCCCTGACCGATATCGTGGCCCACTGCCTGAGCGTGGTGGAGAGCTGGGGCGTGTACGCCATGCTCTACACCGGCCTGAACTTCGGGCAGACCAACCTTTACATGGGTGGCGCGGCCCTCAAGCCCTACGACGTATGGCTGGCGGCCTACCGCACCAAGAAGCCCACCCCTGACTGGCCCTTCGGGATGTGGCAGTACACCAGCAGCGGCAAGATTCCCGGCATTGCCAAGGGCGCAGACCTGAGCGTGGCCTACAAGGACTATGCGGGCATCATCCAGCACAAGGGGCTGGGCAAAGTGAAAGGAGAATGACAATGAAAAATGAGATTTGTGCGGCCATCGGCATTGTGGGCGGGGCCATTGCCAGCCTGCTGGGCGGCTGGGACACGGCGCTGCAGACGCTTATCATCTTTATGGCGATCGACTACATCACCGGCCTGATCGTGGCGGGGGTGTTCCACACCAGTCCCAAGACCAAAACTGGCACCCTTGAGAGCCGGGCAGGCTGGAAGGGCCTGTGCCGCAAGGGCGTGAGCCTGCTGGTGGTACTGGTGGCCTGCAGGCTGGATGCTGTCATCGGGTCGAACTTTATTCGTGACACCGTTGTCATTGCGTTTGTATGCAATGAGACTATCAGTATCGTGGAGAATGCCGGACTGATGGGTGTGCCCATCCCGGCGGCGCTGACTCGTGCTGTGGACGTGCTGAAGCAGCGGGCGGAAGAAAAGAACGGCAGCTGACAACGGCCCCGGGGAGCCTGATGGTTCCTCGGGGCTGAGTTTGTGTTTTCGACTTCTTTCGACAAAAGGCGTAGCATGATGGGCGAAAGGATGTGTTAGA